ATGAGCGAGCCACCGATCGTTCTCATCGGCATCGTCGGTACCGGCGCCATGGGCCAGGGCATCGCCCGGCTCGCTGCCTGTGCCGGCCTGTCGGTGCTGCTCTACGACAGCCGCCAGGGGGCGGCGCTGCAAGCGCGCGAGCAGATCGCCACGGTCCTTGCCCGGCAGGTGGAGCGGGGCCGGCTGGAGGCGGAGTCTGCCGCGCGCGCGATGGGCAATCTGCGGGTGGTCGAGGACTTGCGGGTCCTACGCGGCTGCCAGTTGGTGATCGAGGCGATCGTCGAGAACCTGGAGGCCAAGCAGGCGTTGTTCCGCCAATTGGAAGAGGTGGTCGGCGACGAAGCGATCCTCGCCAGCAATACCTCCTCGCTGTCGGTTACCGCGATCGCCTCGGCCTGTCGCGATCCCGGCCGGGTCGCCGGTCTGCACTTCTTCAATCCGGTGCCGCTGATGCGTCTGGTGGAGGTGATCGACGGTCTCGCCACCCGCACCGGCATCGCCGAGCGACTGTGCGCCCTGGTGGCGACCTTCGGCCACCAGGCGGTGCGTGCCACGGACAGCCCCGGCTTCATCGTCAACCATGCCGGACGGGCCTTCGGCACCGAGGCGCTGCGTATCCTCGGCGAGGGCGTGGCGCCGGTGGCGGCGATCGACGAAGTCCTGCGCGAGGGCGCCGGCTTCCGCATGGGCCCGTTCGAGCTGTTCGACCTGGTCGGGTTGGACGTCAGCCTGCCGGTGATGGAGTCGATCTACCGGCAGTACTACGAGGAGCCGCGTTATCGTCCGCATCCCTTGCTGCGCCAGATGCTCGCCGCCGGCCGCCTGGGGCGCAAGAGCGGCCAGGGCTTCTACCGCTACGACGGCGCTGGGCAGGTGCCCGCCGCCGCCCCGGCGGTTGCGCCAGGCGCGGCGTTGCCGCCGGTGTGGCTGGGCGTCGACGACGAACATGACCGCGCGCCATTGCTGACGTTGCTACAACGTCTGGGCGCCGAGGTGGAGAGTGGCGAGCGTCCTTCCGGGGCGGCGTTGTGCCTGCTTGCGCCGCTGGGCGCCGACGTCAGCGCCGCAGCGCGGCGGTTCGCCGTCGATCCGACGCGCAGCCTGGCCATCGACGTGCTGTCGGACCTGGAGCGACACCGCTGCCTGATGGCCTGCCCGGCGACCCGAGCGGAGCTGCAGCAGGCCGCTCGCACCCTGTTCGCACGGGACGGCGTGGGCGTCACGCTGATTCGCGACAGCGCCGGGTTCATCGTCCAGCGCACCCTCGCCTCGATCGTCAATCTCGCCTGCGACATCGCCCAGCAGGGTATCGCTTCGGTGGAGCACATCGACCTGGCGGTGCGCCTCGGTCTCGGCTATCCGCTGGGGCCGCTGGAGTGGGGCGACCGACTGGGCGCCGGGCGCGTGCTGCGCATCCTCGAACGCCTGCATGCGCTCAGCGGCGACCCGCGCTATCGCCCCAGTCCCTGGCTGCGCCGGCGCGCCCAACTGGGCCTTTCCCTGCGCCAGCCGGACAGCCCGTTGGCCTCCTGATCCCTTCGCGGAGAAACACACCATGCTCGATGCCTATATCTACGCCGGCCTGCGTACGCCTTTCGGCCGGCATGCCGGTGCACTCTCGACGGTGCGTCCGGACGACCTGGCCGGCCTGCTGCTGGCGCGTCTCGCGGAAACCTCCGGGTTCGCCGTCGACGACCTGGAGGATGTGATCCTCGGTTGCACCAACCAGGCTGGCGAAGACAGCCGCAACCTGGCGCGCAACGCGCTGCTCGCAGCCGGCCTGCCGGCGCGGCTGCCCGGGCAGACGGTCAACCGCTTGTGTGCCAGCGGACTGTCGGCGGTGATCGACGCGGCGCGCGCGATCAGTTGCGGCGAGGGCCGGCTGTACCTGGCCGGCGGCGCCGAAAGCATGTCCCGGGCGCCGTTCGTCATGGCCAAGGCGGAGAGCGCCTTCAGCCGCACGCTGGAGGTCTTCGACAGCACCATCGGCGCGCGCTTCGCCAACCCCAGGCTGGTCGAGCGCTATGGCAACGACAGCATGCCGGAGACCGGCGACAACGTGGCCCGCGCCTTCGGCATCGCCCGCGAGGACGCCGACCGTTTCGCCGCTTCTTCCCAGGCGCGCTACCAGGCTGCGCTGGAGGAGGGCTTTTTCCTCGGCGAGATCCTTCCGGTGGAGGTGCGTGCCGGACGCAAGGGCGAGACGCGGCTGGTGGAGCGCGACGAGCATCCGCGGCCGCAGGCCGACCTGGCGGCCCTGGCGCGCTTGCCGGCGTTGTTCGCCGGCGGGGTAGTGACCGCCGGCAATGCCTCGGGGATCAACGACGGGGCGGCGGTAGTGCTGCTGGGCGACCGCGCGATCGGCGAGCGCGAGGACATCCGGCCGCTGGCGCGGATTCTCGCCAGCGCCAGCGTCGGCGTCGAGCCCCGGCTGATGGGCATCGGCCCGCAGCAGGCGATCCTCCGCGCGCTGCAACGCGCCGGCATCGACCTGGACGAGGTCGGCCTGATCGAGATCAACGAAGCCTTCGCGCCGCAAGTTCTGGCCTGCCTGAAGTTGCTCGGCCTGGACTACGAGGACCCGCGGGTCAATCCCCATGGCGGCGCCATCGCCCTCGGCCATCCGCTCGGCGCCTCCGGTGCGCGCCTGGTGCTCACCGCCGCCCGCGGGCTGCAACGCATCGAGCGGCGCTACGCGGTGGTCAGCCTGTGCGTCGGGCTCGGCCAGGGCGTGGCGATGGTGATCGAGCGCTGCCGATGAGACACCGTTCCTGTAGCGCGGCGCGAAATTTGGCGCGGATTTGCGCAATAAATGACGCGCCCTAACCGTTTCGCCAGCGGCAAAAGAATTTCAAAAGATCAGCACAGCACGACGATATCGCCATCGGCTACCCGCTCAGACAGAGCGGTCAGCTTGCCGATGCCCTCCCGCAGGAATCGGCCGAGCTGCTCGATGCATTCGCGCTGGTCCTCGGTGAGACTGAACTCGGAATCCATAGCTTCCATCAGATCGAGGCAGCACTGGTTGAGAAACCCCACCTCAAGCAGCTCCGCCCGCAGCCTTCGTCTAAGCACCTCATCCATACCAACATCCCTATCTACTCCGCACATCAGCTGGGGACCGTAGCAAAAAGGCGACGTTGGTCACAATTATCAAAACGCTTAGGACTGGGGGAGCGGATAGCGTTCTTTGATCGCTTTGACAGCTTCGACCCAGGCCGACAGGTCCGGCTCTGTACCGGTAGCGATGGCGTCATACTCGGCCTCCAAGCGCAGCGGGTCAGCCTCGTCCCGGTATGCCTGCCGGCGCAGCTCCTGGACCTCGGCCAGCGCGTCGCCAGGGTGGAACGTAAGATCGTCCAGGCTCACCCCGGCAGTTTCAGCGATGGCCGCCAGCGGGCCGTCCCACTCAGTGAAGAACGCCCCTTTGTAGAGAACCCGCTTCATCATGCGCTTGCTCCGTTGATGGTCAGGATGGGGGCAACGTGGATGCCTGGATCGACCAATCCGCCGAACCAGGCTGGACACGCAAACGCGATCTGAGCCCCTGCGGATGCGTAGATGTACGGACACGCGTTGTCATAGCCGTTGTAGGACTGCATCGAGAATCGTAGATGCACCCATTGGTTCGCAGGCAGCACCACGCCAGGAGCAGCGACAGCGCCATTGATCCAGAGCTTGTGTGTCGTATAGGGCGCCGACGAGATATGAGCCGAGCCGCTTTCGACACGCAGCCACATGACCACCGTCGCCCACGCGCCCGCGTTGAAAACGGTTTTGCTGCCGTTGGAGCAGCACAGATACCGCGTAACCCCATCCGCGCCGGCCGAGCCTGTAGTTGTCTGCGATCCCGCAGTCAGAACGGCGGTGAAGAACTCGACCCCGTATCGGGACACTGACGTCCACGTCCGGCCCATTGCCGCGAGCAGCGCCTGCACCCGCGCATTGAGCGCCGGCCCGGCCCCGCCGTTCGTGCTGTTGTCGAAGGCGAACTTGCCCCCATCTGCAACGGTGGCGCCGTTCCAGCCGTTGAGAAACGAGCTTGGAGTCCATGACGTTGTGAACATCGTAGCCAGAGGGTTGGCTGCGGTTCCCGCGAAGCGGCCCATGTCGGGCATCAGGTTCATGAACGGCAGAACGTTGAGCGCCGATTTCGCGGCCGATCCCAGCTCCGTCCACGCGCCGCTTTCGCGGGCATACGCTTTTCCGTCGCTCGGCGCATCCGACATACCGCCCACCAGCTCGACCCACGCCGTGCCGGAATACTCGTATGTCTTGACCTGGCCAGCAGGCGTGGCCTCGTTCGCCACCTGCACCCGCCAGCCCAGCCTGGGTGGCATGTACTCCCAAATAGCCGTGGTCGCACCCGTTGCCCACCACCGGGCCAGGCGGTTCTGGTTCGCCCCGGCCCCGGTGAAAATGTAAGTGTCGCCCTCGGCCTGGCCGGAAGTTGGCAGCGTGGCGACGCGGCCCTTGACCACGGGCTGGCGCAGGAAGTCATCCCAGCGCAACAGCCGCATAAGTTCGTTGTAGTGCCCCTCACCGGGTGCGCCGTTGATCAGTAGGCCAGTGTTCGGCCCCATTGTCAGGCTCATGCGGAAACGCCTCCTAGTTCTTCGCCCAGCCGGAAACCGAGGCCGTGGCGTTCAATCGTGATGTCGTGCTGCTGCCAAGAGTTGATGCCGTCGCGGACACTGCGCAGGACAAGGCGCACGTCCTGGAGCGGACCATCCGCCATGTCCTCGGCCAGTGGATAGGACCAGCTACTGGATGTGAGGCCGGCGTAGGTGCGCTTCAGCGTCGTGCCGCTGTAGACCTGGAGCGTAACCGTCGCCCCAGCTTCCGGGCCGATGTTGCCGACCGTGGTATCGATCAACTGGTCGGCTTGGCCGATGCGGTCGCGCTTCGCCCAGCTCACCGACAGCACCCCGTAGACCTTCGCCGGGTACGCGCTACCGTTGATGCGGAACTGGCCGGGCGGATACGGCTTACCCTGGCGCCCCGTCAGCGTGAGGCTGTCAGTGGCGGCCAGCGCCGGGGCCAGCTGGCCCTCGCTGGTGTTCGTCAGCAGCTGGGCCTGGAGCGTCACGCCCTGGCTGTATACCGTTTCGTCCACCGCTTCGAACGTGTCGTAGAACCAGACCCGAGCCCCGGCCAAGTGCTTGGCCGGCACGGTATCGGCGCAGCCGCGCGCCAGGGTGACTGTGCCGCTCGCGTAGTTGACCGCATCGACCCGGACTATCTCGTCGTCCACGACTGCGGCCTGGCCGACAGTGACGTCCTCCAGCCGGCTGGCGTTGGTCAGCGTGACCACGCTCGGGCCGGCCGCCAGCGGCAGCTCGGCGGCGAGTAGGCCGGTCGGGCACCAGTCGCCGGTTCCGCGATCAACGAACGCGCCAGAGCTGCCGACGCGGTCGGTCAGTGTGTAGCTCTGCGACAGGCTGGTCGGCGCCTCGGCCAGCGCGGCCAAGTAGGACGCGCTCACGTCCAGGAGCTGGAGATTCGCCGGATCGATCACCCCGGCCAGTTCGCGATAGGGTGCTTCCATCAGGCGGCGCACAGTGATCGCCCGAGGCGTCCGGTCTGGCGGAATCCAGCCCGGCGGCGGCGGCGCCACGCCGGTAGTCGCCGGCAGATTGAACTGGTCCTGGACGACGGTCAGCGTGATCTTGCCGTCGCCGAGGAAGTTGTCCTCGATCCGGCCGACCCTGACGACGGTTTCGGGGATGCCGCGCCGGGTCGAACGGATGCGGAACGGCTGACCAGGGTTCAGGCTACGGGCGCGGCGGTCGAATACGCCTTTATAGCGCTTCAGGCCGGTCGTCTTCAGACGCATTTCCCGCTCGCCGACTCGCCCGGCCAGCTCCCCGGTAGGAACGCCCAGGAACTCGATTTCCTCAGACGACCGCCGTCCCTGCGACGCAGCGACCGCGTTGTTGTTGACGATGATTTGGCGCTGCGCCCCGTCGATCTGATCGATGTACTTGACGATAAGCTGACTCGGCGCCAATGAGGTCGAGCCGGTCTTCTCCTGGGTGATCTCCAGGAGGCCGCTGTCCTCGTCGAACAAAGGCAAGTCCGCGACGTTGTAGTCGTCCCGCAGGAGGCGGATGCTGATTTGTCCGGTCTGTCGGTTCGGGTAAACCTCGGCACCGATATGCGATTTCACCGTCTCGCAGAAGTTGGCGAACGTGTCGGACCTGGTCCATTCAAAGCACAGCCCGAAACCCTCGGCATGCAGCTTGTCGGCAGCGGCTCGCCAGCTCGCCTCGTCCATTCGCGTGCGGGCCAGTCCCCGGAAGTCCCGGCCGGTGTAGACGAGATAAAGGATGTGCGCCGGGTTCATCGCCTTGATCTGACCGTCCGCTAGCCAGATGAACTGCTTTTCGGGATACCAGGGGTTGCCATCCCACAAACGGTTGCCGCCTCGACGCAAAATCTCCCACTTCTTCGGGTACCAGTTAACCGAGGTAACCAGGCCGGAATAGAAGCACGTGGTAACGCCCCGGAAAGCCGGCACCAGGCCGCCGAGCATCGCCGCCAGGCGCGGCAGGACGCCCTGGTCCTCTTCACCGAACAGGACATCCAGCGTCCCATCGAGCCCACCTTCGCCCTTGTCACCACCGAACAGCTCAGGCGCATTGATGCGGACCTGTCCGTTGCTGGTGATCGACCCTTTCCACGCGGTTTTGCCACTCGCCCGGATTGCACAAACTTCATCGACTTTCTTGCCCAGGGCGAAATGGATGTCGAAGTAGTAGCGGAACCCGACCGTCTGTGCCTTCGGTTTAGCGCCCATTCGCGATCTCCTGGCGTGCATGTTCAACCAATTTGAGCGCGAGCGCGTCGCCGGTCGCGACCAGCACGTCGGCCTCGATGCCGTCCCGTAGGAACGCCATCCAGTCGAGGTCATGGCGCTTGAAGAACTCCCTCGCCTGGCGATGGCAGTAGCCCTGCCGAGTGGTCCAGGTCGGCACGGTATGCAGGTGCTGAGCCGTAACGATCATTTCTTGCTCCCTTTTGCCTTGATCGCCTTTGTTCTGTAGTTGCCCACGGTCAGCACCATCCAGCTCTTCGACCAGCACTGACCGAAGACGGCGACCTGTTCGTCGCCCTCGTCGCAGCGCGGGAAATCGATGTCCTCAAAGGCGGTCGGCTTGGGCTTCTGCGGCTTCGGCGCCAAGACCTTGGATAGGATGAACGACGCCGCCAGAATGACGAGATTGATTGTGATCGGGTCCATAGCCTACCTCACCAGACCTGATCGCCATCGAACGGCGACTTGCCTTGCATCGCGTTAAACCCCCTAAAGTTGGGGAGGTTGCTGAATTTGTCGTCGCAGGTCTGCGCGAGCCCGTCGCAACCCGGATAAACCCGCAGCTGGCCCCCGGCCGGAATGCCCTCGGTGCCGCCCATGATGTGCAGATCGGCCCCGGCGTGCCGCTCGATGTAGCGGCTGTCGTAGTTGTCGCCGTCCACCTGCCACTCCACATAGCCCCCGGTAAACCACCCATCCGCATAACCGGCGACCACGCCGCTGGAGATCACCCAGCCGCTGATGCTCTGCGGCGTCAGCGTGACGCGGTACGGAACGAGGTTGACCTTGCAGCGATGGTCGCCAACGACTGCCGTGCAGGTGCGACAGTAGGTGTCGATCAGCCCCGGCTGATCCATCAGCTCGTCCTCCGACACGCAGCTGATTCGGCTACTGTCCACGGTCGGCCAGTCCACATCGCCAATCTGGCCTACCCATGAAACCGCTGCCTCGGCGTCGCCGTAGTGCATGTCGTAGACGACCAGGTCGATGGCACCACTCGGCGATCCGGTCTTGTACAGCAGCGCGACATCGAGGTCGGCCGGCGCGGTGATGACGAACTGGTCGGACTGCGGGTCGCCAGAACAGATGATCCCGTTGTCTGTGATGCCACCCGGCACGGTGCGGAAAATCTGGTTCTGGTAGGTGATGTCCCGGTCGCTGCTGTTGTAGCTCCAGCGGATCGCGCCACGGCTGAACTGGTACAGCCGCACCGGCTGCCCATCCGCGAGCGAGCTTTCGCGGCTGTTAAAACTCATCGTCACGAACCCCTTTGAATGTCAGCGCGGCGGTTGCGACGCCCTCGCTATCGGTGACGTGCTCGATCTCGACCACGTCGCTGGCGGCGCTACAGAGCGCCATGAAACAGATGCGCGCTACATCGGTCGGCTCGACCAGGCGGCCCAGGGCGGCATCGATAGCCACGCGCTCGGTGTCGGCGTCCAACTCGGTGCTTGTGATGATGCGGCGGTGATAGACCGTGCCGTCGTACAGCTCGATGCGGATATCGCGACGGCCGGGCCGGCCGTTGGCGAAACGGGCATAGCCGATATTGCGCACGTCCAGCGCGGTGGACAGCTGCGAGACGGTGGCGACCAAGGTCAGGTCGTCGGCGTGGGTCGGCACCCACAGCGGCTTCTGCTGGCCGCGCAGCGCATAGACCAGGCTACGGAACGCCGACCGCTCGGCTCGGCCCATGCCGATCCAGCGATGGCCGATGACCGGCAGCGCCATCCCGGCGACGTCGGTCACGCGGGGAATCGCGCTGCCGTTGTCCAGGGTGGACAGCAGGCGCTGATAGCTGGAAGTGAGGTCTTCGCTTTCGTCCGGGCGCTGCTCCAGGACTGGCCGACCCCGGTAGGTCGTCGCCGGCATGAGTTCCGGCCAGGCGCTGGGCTCCATCACCAGGAACGACACCCGTGCAGACTGCGCGGTATCGGTCAGCCGGGTCAGCGTGGGCTGCTCGGTCAGCTGCGCGGTGCGCACCGGGTACAGTCGCGAGCCAGTTCCCCAGGCGGCCTGGACGGGCCGAACCAGGTCCAGGCCACTGGCGGTCACCGTCTTGACCTCGACGACCTCATAAGTAAAAGCGTCCTCGCCGCGCAGCATCTCCAGGCCGCCGTCGCGGAAGTCGAGGCCGGCCGTGCCGCACGGAATGTTCAGCGAGCCGGCCGCCAGCGGTTCCTGGAGCAGTTGGATATCAGGCCAAATCGGCAGCGCCCAAATGCGTGCGCCCCAGCCGAACAGCGTCATGTCCAGCAGCTGCCGCTCGCGGTCCACCGCGTAAATGTTCGCTTCGAACTCCCGGCGCGGCGCCAGGCGCATGGCTCGGCGCTGGGTCACGGCTGATTCGCTTTGCAGGATATTTGTCGAGGCGCTCAGGCGCTCGACGATGCTGTCTCCCCAGTCCGGCGCGAACGTCCAAGCGATGATGCGATTGCCGGTGATGACCAGGACCAGGTCCGGCTCGCCCTGGAGCTTCCATACGATCCGCGCATTGACGACGGGCGGGCCGTCCGTGCCAATGCTGACCGTCCAAGTGCGTTCTTCCAGGGCGGCAAAACCCAGCGGCGGCGACGCCTGGCCGGATAGCGTGATGCCGTCTGCATCTTCCCGCTCGATGGCGGTCAGCGTGCGCGGACTGAAATATGCGTTCCAGACTGATGCCGGTCGTACCTGGGTGCTGACGACGTTGCCCAGCTCCATTGTGGTCGGAATCAGCCACAAGCGGTTGTAGTAGTTCTCTTCCAGGGCGCTTTGGTGGACAGCCTGGTACGACGAATGGATCACCTCGACCGGCTGATGCGCCGCGTAGACGCCGGCCCAGGTCGAGGCCGCGACCGCTGCCAGGCTGATGTCCTGGTTCAGCTCCAGGGCGTCGATATTCGGCGTGATGCCGGCAACGATCCCCTCCACCGGCTTCGGCACTTGGAACCCCGGAAAGGTCGCCATCACTCAACCACCCGAAAGCAGTAGCCGACCCAGGCGCTGGTGCTGCCGAAGTCAGTAGCGGTTCCGCGTTGGAGCAACGGATAGACGCGCCAAGTGTCGCTACCGACCACCAGCGGATCACCAGGCGCGAGGAAGGCCATGTTGCATATGCCAAAGTCCGGCACCTCGCCCACGTATCGCGAGCGCTGCTGAGCGCCGAACGCATAGATGGCGCAGGGCACAGGGGTGGTCGAGCTGTTCAGCTCGTTTGCGCTGGCGTCGATCAGCCCCACATCGGGATGGTACTGACTGCTGTAGTTTCCGCGACCGGGGCCGACGACGCGCCGGGAGACGTTCGTTGTGTAGTCGAACGGCAACCACTCCGGCGATGGGCCACCGTCGAGGCTGTCTAGCCGCAGCATGCTGCCGCCGCCGCTGTATCGAATGTGGTAACCATCGAATGGATGCGATGACCAGTTGTTTGTGAGCGCCTGGCCAGAGCTGTAGAGGAACGAGCCGCAAACATACTGGCCGCCCGTATAGCCGACGCCACGCTTGTTGAGGGAGCCGATCATCACTGGACGAAACTGACCGGCAGCGATTTCGACGTGCAGGTGCAGATAGGCAGCGGTGGCGAACAGGTGATAGCGCGTGAATGGCCCGGCGCTGAGCTGCGCTATGGTTGCTTCTTTCGACGAATACGGGTTGTTCTGCACCGAGTTGCCGGGCTGCGCATTCCACGCAAGCCCGTCGTCGAACCCCGTATTGCCCGCGAGCTGCCATTGATTGGAACCGGCGTTGAACGACCAGTAGCCGTCGGCGTTGTGACAAAGCCATTCCGATGCCGAGGCGCGGTCGGTGACCCAGCCGAGCGACTCGGCGTGGACGCGCAGCTTGGCGAGCAAGTCGGCCGGGTTGTTCGCTGTTCCTGTGAAGTAAGCCATTTCAGTCCTTCCTGATCGCGTAGAGCCAAGGGTTACCGCTACGCCAAGCGGTTTGGAAAACGACGTGGTCCACACCGTCCTCGACAATCACGTCTTCGGCGCCGGAGTTGAGCGTCGGCACGTAGAAGGCGCCGTCGAAATCGCCCAGATAGCGGCGCCCCTCGGTTTCGCGGGTGACGAACTGCAAAGCTTTCAGCGGGAACTTGCTGAAAGAGTCGCGGAGCTGGTTGATCACAGTGTCGCTACCACCCGCATAGCGACCGCAGCCAAGCGGCAGGAGGGTCCGATTGCTGTAGTCGGACTCGTTGGCTGACCCACCTGCGACAGTGAAACCGAGCCAGCGCCCGGCGGGATCGCGGAGATAGCAGCTACGCTCGTAGGGGCTGCTGATGCCTCTGTGCCGGTCGCTGACGTCTGACCAGCGAGTTGCAACGTCACCACGGTAGGAGCCCACGACGGCAAGCGGGTACGGGAACTGCGACGGCGGACAGGGTGGCAGGATGAAGCCGGCGCCGGCCGACTCGTAGATCGTCGAGACTTTTACGACCAGCCAGAACCTGCGGCCGTTGGCGAAGAACCAGTACGGCATGGGCTGGTTCCAGGCCAGCAGCTGCACTCGCGGGCTGTAGTTGACGAACGCCGTCCAGAAGTCGCCACCCGGCGGCAGCGCGCCAGGATTGAACGCGGTACCGCCCATCAGCCGGACGTTGTAGTAGTCGAGCGCGGTGTCGCCGTAGGACTGGATGCCCATGAAGATGCTGTCTTCGCCGCCCAGGCCGGGGGCGCGCAGTGTCACCTGGCGCACGGCGATGGCCGTGCCGGACGCGGGGATGGTGTTGTCGAAAACCTTCTCGTAAGCCTGTCCAGCCGCGACCAGGTCGGGGCTGGCAGTGAGGAACTGGACGAGGCGCTCGACTAGGTTCTGGTGGTTCGTGGCGGTTCCGAATTCGGTGGCCATGGGACTCCTAGATAATCTGCTTGACGGCCTGGCGGTTCTTGTTCAGCCAGACCAAGAAGTGTTCGCCGCCTTTGCCGGCCCACATGTCGGCCGCCATTTGATCCGTGTCTTGAACGGCGTGCAGGTAGATCGAGTTGGCGACCGAGGTACTGAAGTTCTTGGAGGGCTCCTGCAGGCGCGAAGCAGAAAGGCCCGGAGCGGGCATGGCCGGAGCAGGAGTCCCCATCAGGCCGCCCGTAGCGTGGCGGACTGGGTTCGCCCAGGCGCCCAGGGCAGCCATGCCATACCGGTTGAACTGCTCCAGAAACGCGAGTGCGCCGGGCTGCCGTACCACGGCGGCACGGGTCATGAACTCGTCGTTGGAGGCCAGGATCGGGATGCTGTCGCTGGTGCCGGTGCCTGGTCCTTGGATACGCCCGCCATCGGCGAAGCCACCTCCGAAATACGCACTGGCGGCACTCATGCCCAGTTGCAACCAGCCACCACCACCGCCAGTGCCGCCAGCAGCACCGCCACCGAATAGGCTGCTGAACAGGTTGCCGAACAAACTGGCACCCTGACCAAACACTCCAGCCAGCGCGCTCGCCAGAGTGCCACCGCCCGACGTGGTTGCTTCGCTGATCGCGCTGCCCATTGCGGCTGCGCCTTCGGTCGACGCGGCAGCAATAGCAGCCGCTGGACCGGCTTGTCCGGCTGCAGAGGCTGCGCCGCCCAGCACCTGGCCACCGTTCGCTGCCGCTAGCGATGCGGCTGCAGCCTGAATCGCCGCGGCGCCGGTCACGAGAGTGCCTCCCGCGGTTGCCAGGGCGCCGGCCGATGCCGAGACCGCCGAGGCACCTACGGCCAGGTCTTTGCTGCCAGCGTCTTTGGTCTCGCCGAGTCCGAAGCTACTGAGCAACGATGCTCCGAGCTGCCTGGTCGCCATACGAGCGGAGTCGGCCGCGAGCGTACGGAGAAAGTCATCCAGGCTGGCCTTACCCGTTGTTACGGCGGAAACGACGCTGTTCTCCAGGCCAGACATCGCGTTGCTGAACAGGTCGTAGGTCTGGCCCGCGACGTTCCTGGCCGAGTCGAGATAGTCGGCGAACGCCGAGCGGGCACCGTTGGTCCAGTCTGCCTGCGCGATCTGCAAGGCCGCGTAGTTGCGTTGGAGCTGCTCGGTCATCGCCGCGTGGTTCGCCTGCAGCTTCTGCAGCTTGTCGTTGTACTCGTCGAGGCTCATGCCACGCGAGCCGTCGCCGTACTGGCTCGCCAGGTCCAGGCGCTGCTGTGCGAATCGGTCGTCAAGGCTGCCACGCTGATCGAACAAGCGGCGCTGTTGCGCGCCCATGCCCACGGCAGCGGCGGCACGTTGACCCTGGAGGGCCAGCGCATCCTGTTGTTGCTGGAGCGCATCGCTGTAGGCCTTGACTGCCTGGGCCTGTTTCTTCAGGCGCTCCTGTTCGTTGAGCTGGAGGACTTCCAGGTCGGCGTCTGCCTTCTTCTGCGCCTTGACCATGTTGTTCCTGGCCTCGGCGATCTTCTGGTCCAGGCTGATGCGCTGGGCCGCCGTGGTGGAACTTTTGTCGCGCAGCGCCTCCAGCGCCTGGATTTCCCCCTCATAGGCTGCGGTGACCTGGTCCTTGTTCTGGCTGATCAGTTCGCCGCGCTGCGCGACATAGTCCGCATAGCTCAGCAGGCCGGCGCGCTGCTGCGCCTGGAGCTTCTGCTCGGCGTTCCTGTAGTCGGCCTGCAACTGGTCCAGCTGGTTCTTCGCTTCGGTGACGGTGGACTGATCGAGTGGAGTACTCGGCCCCTTCGGAGTCTTCGGGTCTTTGTACTTCTGATCAATGGCCTTGCGAGCAGCGGCGATGTTTTCCGGCCGCAGGCGCTCGTCGTTCGGGTTCGTGGCTTGAATCGCGGCGATGCTGCGATCCAATTCCCGGTTCAACTTGTCCCGTTTCTCTTTATTGGTGCGAACAGTCTCCAGCAGCCGGTCCATACTCTGCTGACCGCGCGTGGCTTCACTATCCAAATAAGCCTTGAGCCGCGCCGCCTGGGCTTTCTCGCCTTCATCTTGAATTTCCTGAAGGGCATCGGTGAATTGCTTCCCGCGTTCCTCGTCCGACATTGAGTTGCGCTGGAAAGCCTTGCGCACCTCGTTGAGCCAGCCGAGCGGCCCGAAAACTGCGGCACTGGCAGCTGCCTGGCCTGGCTTGAACGCCGGACCGCTCAGTTGCTCCAGACGCTCTTCAGGCGTTTCCGTGCGGCCCACGCCGAGCATCTCGTCCCATGCACCTTTTGCGATGTCGCCAACAGTCCTCCACGCGCGCTCCATCGTGCCCAGGTTCTCGACGATCTGATTCGCCCGCTCGTCCATAGCCTGGCTATAGGCGTCCATGGCGAACTGGGCAGCACCCAGCGTGTCCCCCTGCCTCTCCAGGGCAGTGATCTGCTCGTACACCGAGGCCGTCAGGTAGTGATAGCGGTCATTGAGCTGCTGCGACGCCTTGACCGGATCATCGGCCAGCTTGGAGAACTCGGCCACGGTTTCAGAAACGGCCTTACCAGTCGCCTCCTGCATAGCAATCGCAGTGGTTCCGACCTGTTCGATCTGCTCGACCGTGAACTTACCTGTGGAAGTGATCTCCGACAGCGCGGCCACAGCTTCGTACCGTGTACCGTTCACTTTGGCAAGCGATGCGGCCATCGCTGCCAGCTGCCCAGCGCTGGTGCCGGCATAGTTGCCGGTCAGGATGATTGATTCGTTGAGTTCGCTGGCTTCGTCGCTGCCTTTCTTGTAGGCATAGGCCAATGCGACAGCCGCCGCTGCGGCCGCCGCTGCAACGATGGCAAATGCGCCGCCAGCACTCCCCAGCCCTGAAAGCGCTCCCTTGGCGTTTTCCGCCGCTTCAGCCGTGGTGTTTGCCGTATCGGCCATGTCGGTGAAGCCGTCGCTGACATTGTCGGCCCCATCGGCAACCGCCGATTGCTCCTTTGCAACGGCCGCAAGGCCTTCGCCCACGGCAAGAATGCCGCCAGCATTTACGGAACTGGTCAGGCCGAAGAACGACTTGATCTTTTCACCGAGCGCCCTGAAGGTTTCCCCGACGCCACCGAAACTATCGGTGATCTGGCCGCCCTGCTGGATAGCGACCATCCAGACCGGCATGCCGCTGGCCAGACTGGTAACAACGTCAGTGATCTGTGCCGGCAACTGCCGCATCGCCTGCTTGTACTGCCCCGCGGACAGTCCGGCGACTTTCATCGCATCAGACGTTCCGAGCAGCCGTTCACGTTGTTCCTGGAGCCGCGCGCTGTAGGTCGCAAAGCCCTCGGGATCAATCAGTTGGGAGTTCCTGGCCTGCCCCAGGCGTTTTTCCAGGTTGTCGAGCTTCTCCAGCTCACGCGTAACCGGATCGATCGCTCCCAGCAACTTGGCCAGCTCCGACTGCTGCTTGTCGAACTCGGCCGAGGCCTTGGCGGCGGCTTCGGCGGCTCGCTGCTCGGTCGCGATCTGCTGCTGCCTGGCACGCTCGGCGTTGTGGTAGGCGTTCATCGACGCCGATTGGGCGCGTGCGCTCTCCTGCCAACCGGCAGTTGCGGCGCGGGTTGAGGTGTTGAGCTTGTCGGAACTGTTGGCCAGGGCGTCGAACGCGGCCTGCTGCTGAAGGCTGGCCGCCACCATGGCCTTGAGCCGTGCCGCCTGTTGATCGGCACTCTCGCCGATCGCACTCAGCTGACTGCTGGTGGCGGTGGCACTGGTACCGATCTGCTCGACCTGGCTGTTGATGTTATCCAGGGCCTGGGCGCCCTGATTCCCGTCAGCGCGGATGCGTAGTGCCAGATCAAGTTCTTTGCCCGTTGCCATGTCGAGTCACGTCAGAAAGGAGTGGCTCGCATGGTTACGCGCGCGCGCGAACGGGTCTTTGTGGCAAGCAAAAAAAACGCCCCGAACTAAGTCCGAAGCGTCTTGAGGTGTTCTTTAGCGTCGTTGCCGCCGGCAAACGCCAGGTTGGTGTCGATGAACTGGTTAGCCCGGTGGTGGGACAGTCGCCGCTGCTCGGCATCGTAGAGCAGCAGGATCTGCCGCTCGGTCATTCGACCGATGGTGCCTGGGGTTCCGTATCCTCCGGCGATGAGGCAAGCATAGATGTCTGCCCAACGGCCTTCCTGGCCTCTTCGGCTGCCCGTTCGGTTTGAATTCGGTCCACCACCGCCCCGATAAAGAAAGGGCCGTTCACCAGCCACCAGACGTACAGCAGGAAGTTTCCATCCCGGTGCGGCAAACCTTTCACCCATTCTTCGTCGACGTCGGCCGCCACTGCCATCAGGTGCGGGATGAGATCCGAGTGCTGGCCGAGCACCACCAGGATCTGCTCTAGGTCGGGAAGCACAGCCCCTTGACTGATGGCATACAGGTCATCGAGCAACGGCTGGATCATGGGGCGTAGCCGCAGCCCTTCGACGAATCCGTACTCGCGCACGGTCAGCTTGCGGCCGGCGACCTCGATCTCGCGTTCGGGGTGCAGTATCTGCAGATCATCCGCTCCTTGCGCAGCAGCGGGGCCGGGCTTGGCCTTACGTTCTACCTTGCGCCCCAT